TTCATGAACGTTATAGGTTTAGGAAAAGCTGGTGTTGCTATCGCCACAGAATTTGAGAAGTATCCTCAGTATACTACATACAAGCTAGACGTGGGTCTGAGCAAAGGCGCCCGCCGCAAATCATTTCCGGCCATCAATACCTATGAAGAAGCGGAGGAAAAGACACCAAAGCTTGCAAGGTTTTTTTCGAAGATGGATGATGAAGAAGCTTTATTTATTGTTGCAGGCGGTGGTAAGATTTCCTGTGCCACTCTTTCTGTAATGTCACACCTTAAGAACAAGAGAAACACTTCAGTGTTATATATCCAGCCAGATTTGGAAGTTCTTTCAAGGACGCAAGCCAAAGCAGAACGACTGGTACGTGGAGTCCTACAGGAATACGCTCGCAGTGGTGCATTGAAAAGAATTTATCTCGTCTCCAATACTGAAGTAGAACAAGCTTTGGGCGGCGTCCCGATAGTGGGATACTATGAAACCTTAAACGAAACCATCGTTCACACGGTCCACATGTTAAACGTTTTTGACCACACTCCTTCGGTTCATGGGAACCTTGGCAAACCAGCGAACACTTGTCGCATTTCGACGGTTGGAATCTCCGAGGATACGAAAGGTACAGAAAAAATGTTTTTTTTACTTGACAAAGTGTCCGAGATCAGTTACATTTATAGTGTTAATAAGGAAAGACTTAAAACTAATCAAAATTTACTCAAAGAAATAAGGAAAGAAATTAGGAAAAAGAAAACACAACAGGATGTTCAAACGATTTCGTTTGAGGTCCACTCAACAGATTACGAAAAAGACATAAAATACATTTTGAAACATACATCAAATATTCAATTAAACAACAAAGGAAAAGAATAAAAAATGGCATTAGATATTAATAAAATTAGGGCTCGATTGAGCGACGTGAATAGCAAAGGAAACGGCAACGGTCGTAATGTTTTCTGGAGACCACAAGATGGTAACCAGGACATTCGGATTGTTCCCACTTCTGATGGTGATCCCTTCAAGGATTATCACTTTCATTACAATCTTGGCCCAGACAATCGAGGCGGCGTACTGTGTCCTAACCGAAATTTCGGTGAGCAGTGCCCAATTTGTGAGTTCAAGGATCAGCTTTGGAAGGATTATAATCGGACACAAGATTCCGATACCTTTCAGATGGCAAAGGATTTGACTGCTCGTCAGCGATTCTTTACTCCGGTTCTTGTTCGAGGTGAAGAGGCGGATGGTGTTCGTCTTTGGGGCTTTGGAAAGGAAGCATATACTGCTCTACTCCAATTGGTTCTCAACGAGGAGTACGGTGATATTACTGACGTAGAGGATGGGACAGATCTCACTCTTCAATACGGTAAGCCACCTGGGGCACAATTCCCCAAGACAACTCTCACCCCTCGCCGTCGCACTACCCCGTTATGTGATGATAGGGTTGGAGGCGAAGAGCGTTGTAACGAATTGATGGAAAATATTCCTGATTTCGATAGTGTTTTCCAGCGCAGGACTCCTGAAGAAATGGAGGAAATCTTTAACCGATTTGTCTCTAGTCTAGACGGGGATACCACGGTGGAAGGTAGCGATCTTGAGGTCGAGTCTACGACTAACGTTGTGGACAAGGCGTTCAGCGATCTAGTAGGGTAGTTGATGCCCGAAACCACAGGAAGGCATGGGTTTATGGATGCCTTACCCCATTTCAAAACGGGGTCTTTAACGAACCGCTGGCAGACCGGTAAAAGTCTGCCGCTTTTCAAAAAGGAAACATCATGAGTAAAAAACAAAAACAATCGACCAGTATTCACTCCCTGTCTACGCCCGCATCCCGCATCCGTTCAGCGCTGAACGAGGGATACGTGAAGCCACCGGTAATCCCCGGTGTAAAGATTGTGGACTTTATTTCCCAGTCCCCGCAAACCTTAAAAGAGCATGAAGATTTGTTAGATCACGATCCGCGAGTCAGCGCACTCCACCCACACCATGTAAAAGATCTGGCCCACGATATCAAACGCCGAGGATTGACAGACCCGCTAGTTGTCATCTCTCCCCCGAAAGGAGGGCCAGGTAGCTATAGTTCTCTCAATCATCATAGACTTGAGGCTCTACTACAGTTAAACGTGACCACCGTCTTTTGCTGGGTGGCAGAATTGATACCATACAATGACAGCACCGGCCGCCGACATACTTATGAGGAGATTCTTGAAGATTTTACCGGCGCCGGGGTCAACAGCTTAAACGAAGATCAGCCACCCCGATTGCCAATGTGCATGCTTGATCGTATTCGCCACCTTAGTAAGAAGCACAGATTCGGAGCTTTTGGGGAAGATTCTCTCACTGGCGCCAAGCTTAAGGACGATGAACTTAGGAAGGCAGCTAGAGAATTTGCCGAGGCGACTTGGGCCTCTATGCCATCGAACATAATTGGTAAGATTGTGTGTGGATTTATGGACAACGTTAATCCTAAAAAATACCAGCACCACGATGCTAATTCTGCAAGAAGATTTCTGAACCGGAAAAAGAGCGAGTTTGGATGGGATATCGAAGACAATATTTTGTCAGCGCTTGCTCACAATGGTTCAGTGGACAAAAGCACTGGCATTTGGCTCAAAAATATGAAGCGTACACTAGACAGACTTGTCAAGGCCGGCAAGCCCCAGAAGGAAGCCGAAGATCTTCTCAAATTTCTAGAAATCCACTTGTACACCTACATCCTGGATCCAGGCTCACCAAAAAAGCTGCTTGAAAAAAGAAATGAAATGCTCGCGGAGATCGCAGATATCAACAACGACCAAGTCCTGTATGGCCACTTCAAGGTGACTAAGATTCTTTTTATGCCCCAGATTCTCGAACCCAGGAATCAAAAAGAGAATAAACTTGTTGTCTTCAACTGGAACAACAAGACAAACAGTTGGGTATAGGGAGTCGGAGTGTCAAGATTGAAGAAAGAAACAAAAGCAGGAAAGCTTTCCGCTGCTGATTTAAGATCTCGACTTAATAAGAAAGCAGGACTCAATATAGCTCACAATCTTCGGGAGGATAACCCCACGGAGGTAAAGGAATGGATCCCGACAGGATCACGCTGGCTAGACTCTATTATCTGTAGAGGCAAGCTCGCCGGAATTCCCGTAGGCAAAGTGTGTGAAATCGCAGGGCTCGAATCAACAGGCAAGTCATACATGGCATGTCAAATCGCAGCCAATGCTCAGAAGATGGGTATTCGAGTGGCATATTTTGATTCTGAATCTGCCATTAGCCCAGACTTCTTAGAAGATACCGGTATCGATGTCAAGGAACTTCTATACATCCAGGCAACTTCAGTTGAACAAGTCCTAGAAAGTATCGAAGAACTCTTAGGAACAGGGGAAAAGTTTCTCTTCATATGGGATTCGCTAGCGCTAACTCCAGCCATCAGCGACATCGAAGGTGACTTTAATCCGCAATCATCGATGGCAGTAAAGGCTAGAATCTTAGCTAAGGGAATGTCAAAGCTTACTATTCCAATTGCCAATAGTCAGTCAACATTTCTAGTATTGAACCAGCTTAAAGCCAACATCACCCGGTCACCCTCCGAGGCGATGACAACTCCTTACGTTACTCCTGGCGGAAAGGCAATGATATACACATATTCACTACGCATTTGGCTCACCGGAAGAAAGGCGAAAGCTTCGAGAGTCCTAGACGATAATGGATTTCAGATTGGTTCAGAGGTAAAAGTAAGACTTGAAAAGTCACGCTTTGGAACGCAGAACAGGGCATGCAACTTCCGTATTCTTTGGGGAGCAGACATTGGTATTCAGGATGATGAAAGTCTCCTCGATGCTATTAAGGGTACCGAATCAATAGAACAAAGCGGAGCCTGGTTCTCACTAGTATACAAAGACGGCACAAAGGATAAATTCCAGGCAAAGAACTGGGTTAATAAGTTGCAAGACGATAAATTTAGACAGAGAGTTTACGATATAATGGAGGAAGAAGTCATTATGAAGTTCGACAAGAGGATTGGTGAAGCATCCTCCTTCTATGATAATGACGACGCAGACATCCAGATAGAATAATGAAAATCACAGCGAGACACAAGAAGTATATGATGATGGCAGCAAAGGTTGCTGGTCAAAACCGAACTTGTGTCCAACATCGGCACGGCGCTGTCCTCGTGAAAGGGGGCAGCGTCATTTCTTATTCTACTAACCAAAATGCATTGAAGTGGTGGGCTGCAAGATTTCGACATAGAGATCGAGGCCATGCCACAAAGCATGCGGAGGTAGGATGCATCCATAACATTGATCGCAGCAAGACTACAGGGTCTACATTGTATGTGGTCAGGATTGGCAACACTGGAAATCTTTTAATGTCAGAGCCGTGTCCAATGTGTAAAAGAGCATTGGCTAATGCGGGAATAAAGAAAGTATATTACACACTTAACGAAGAAGAAATGGGAATATTAAAATTATGAAAAGAGCAATGATTGTTGACAGCACTAACATTTACTTTCGATCTTATTTGGTCGACCCAAGTTTATCATTAAACGGATCACCAATTGGAGGATATAAAGGGT